CGAAGCTGTACCGCGTACCTACTCGGGTAACCCAAGTAGCCGTGACGAAGTTTCTTCAAGCTCTAGACTGCCCCAGGGCTCTGACTGTATATTTACTTTACAGTTCGGGTGAGCATGAACAACTTGCTCAACTTGAGGTGGACCCTTTGGATTATCTTGATTCAGAGGGCTTTAGGGCAGCCTACGCAGCCACAATGCTAATGTCGAAGGCAGATTTTTTAGCACTGCCGTACGACACCAAGCAGAAGGCCCTTGAGAAGTTCGAGAAATTTGAACTCCTCTGTAGGCGTACTAATGAGAGATTCCGAAATCTTGCGCTTGACCCCTCTTTTAAGGGGGCCAATGTGTGGCTGCTTAACGCAGTTACGCAGAAAATACGCAAGGTACTTGGTTGCCTCTCGATTGAAGAAGTCTTCCAACACGCCAATTGGGGGCCTGGTGTAACCACCCTTCTAAAGGGTGATGAAGCCACGTCCGTCAATAAGTTCCAGTGTGAAACTGGGACAACGCGTGATCTGTACAACCTGTTGCCTCTTGATGGATTGCCATTCGAATTTCCGATATGGCAGGATCATCTGCGAAAAGAAACAGATTATCCAAAATTTGTCGTGGGCAATCAGATCATAACGGTACCCAAAGATGCTCGTGCTGACAGAGTTATTGCCGTGGAGCCAGGAATTAATCTCTGGTTCCAGCTCGGCATTGGCTCTGTAATTAGGCATAAGCTACGATGGGTTGGGATTGACTTAAATACTCAAGAGAGGAATCGTACTTTGGCTCGGGATGGAAGCAAAACTTCCCAACTGGCCACGGTAGATTTTTCTTCAGCGAGTGACTCCATTTCGCTAAAATTAGTCGAGGAATTACTACCCCCCGACTGGTTTCGGTTAATGGATTGCTGTCGATCCCATTTCGGTATGCAAGGCACCAAGGCAACAAAGTGGGAGAAGTTCTCCAGTATGGGGAACGGTTTCACTTTCGAGCTAGAATCTCTGATATTTTTCGCCGCTGCTACTGCTGTTGCGGAGTACTTGGGTTTTCCCAGTACTAATATCAGCGTCTAC